GCTCTTCCGATCTAGGGAAAAGGGCAGAAAATCAGGGAAAATATAGATTTTTTCAGGGTTTTTTTGCAATTTCCTTGCTTTCTGAACCTGAAATGACAGTTTTGATTGTGGTTTTTGTAATGCCATGCCTCCTTTTCTCCTGCAAGAGCCACTGAATACGCCTCCTTGTTGCCCTGCCAAGCCTCCGGCAGGGCTTTTTTTTGCACTGAATGGTGATTCCTTTGATTCTCCTGCACTTTGCCAGCAAAACCCACCACTGACACCCCTGAAAAGAAAAAACCCTTCAGGATGCTTTATTTTGCATCAAGAAGGGCAGTCATTCAACCATGAACCCGAAGCAGAATTCACAGTGACCTTGAAATCTTATGGCACAGGTGAAGGTGATGTCTTTGGCATGGTGACAGCACGCAACAGCATGATTTCAGCTTTGATCTGTGGCACATCTTTTGTGATGACTTGTTCCATCTTTTCAAGCAATTTCTGATTTTGCAGAATCCTTTCCTGTGTGATCGGGTGTCCTGCCATTGCAGAATGTTCATGATGCTTGGAAGACAGATGTGCAAGGCTTTTGTCAGTGATCTGCTTGTACTGTTCAAAGTCTTCTTTCAAATCCTGAACAATGGATCGGGTTTTCTGATTCTCTTTTGCATTTTCAATTGATGTCTGCCACATACTGAAAATCAATCCAATGCCTGTGAAGACAAGGGCAAGAATTCCAATCCACCATTCTTTTGTTGACATTTTTCTGTTGCCTTCTTTTTCTGTTGTTATATCATCGCTCATTTTTTAATATATTCCATTTTATCGCAAATTGCATTTTTTCTTTAATTTGTCAAGAAAACCAAGACAATCTGACAAACCTTTCCATGAAACCCTGAATTTTATCTTGATATTTTTCAAGGAATTCAATTTCATCTGACAGCTTGTGCCTGATGCCATCAATCCCATGTTCAAGATAAAGGGTTTTCAAGATGTTCCTTCCCTGTGTTGTGTTTTCTGCTTGCCAATTGTTTTCGTATTCACTGATCAGTTCACAGTCAATTTCCAATCCTAAAAACTCAAGAAGTGCAATCAACTGTTCTTCCCTTTGATCATGAATGTTGAAAAAGAAAACATTTTCATTGTCTGCCCATTCATGCATTTGAAGAAACCCTTTCAAGATGAAAGTGTGATCCATTTCAGGATGCCTTGTGTGCCGAGTTGTCAGTGCTAAAATTGGATCACGAACTGTCATCACAACCTTGTTTGTTTTCATCAGGGATTCCAAGATGTGAAAATATGCACTGTCTTTTGCAGGTGCATGACAATGAAAGATGTTCCTTTTTGTTTCATCAAGTGTGCATTTGCTTAATTGATGTCGCAATGTCCATTCAATGATGTAGTCATGAACTTCAGGGTGTTTATACAGGAACCTGATCAGAAACCAAGTTCCTGTGTGCTGAACTGTGCAAAGGTGAATCATTTCAATTCTTTGATGCTTTCCTTCAGTTTTGCTTTCTTTTCTTTGGTGTTGTCTGCTTCAATTTGTTTCTTTGCATCCTTCACCTGTTTCTTCACATCTTCATCGTGATCAATCTTGCCACTTTCAACAAGATCATTCCATCCTTCAGGATCAGCGTCAATGTGTTTCTGTGCTGACTTGGTGACAGTCTTGAATGCATAGTTTTTCCTGATCCAAAGAACAGCAAAACCAACAGCAGTGATAATTGCACTTAAAAGCAAGCCGAGCATGATCCACCTGATCCAATCAAGAAAGAAAGAACAGGTTGCACATACCATCAAAGCAAAGACTGATCCAACTGCACCACCTATTGCCCATCGTTTAGCATTTGACGAAGGTGCTTTCCAAAAAGCAATCGCTGATATTAGTAGAATAAGACCGCACAGATATTGCACCCTTCGCAGAACTGTTCTTGTGTCCTTGTCTGATTCAAGTTTCCTGTTCAAGATTTCCTGATCAAAAGCAAGTGCCTGTTTTTGCTTGATTGCTTTCACTTCATCTGCTGTGTAGGTTTTATTTGGATCAAGTTGAACAATCCCTTCTTTGGTTGTGACTTCATCCTTCTTGCTTTCATCATCATTTATTGTCAAGCATCCTGCAAACAGCAGACAACACATGATCAGATAAATTGCTTGTTTCATTTCTTTTTTCTCCTATTGGTATTTTTTGGCAATGCCCAAATCAAGCATTGTTTTGTTCAGGGAAATGTCAGATTCAGGCAGGTAAACATCTGCAAGCCAGCGTCCGTATTTCCCTCGTTTGTCTTTCAGTGTGTGCAGAACAACTTCCTTGTTCAGGATTTGTTCAGCAAGCCAATCTTTTGCAATCAATCCTTCAGGTCTTTCATCACCACGAATTTCAGGGGTGTCAATACTTAGCAACCTGATTGTTTGCTTTCTCAGTGTGATATAAAATCCAAGATCAATGTCACAGGTGATGGTGTCACCATCGTAGACTTTCACACACAATGCTCTGTATTCATAATTCATCATCCATTTCCTTGTGTGGATTGCCATTCATCCATTGGACATGATTCAACTGTTTTCCATAACTTGCTTAACAGATTGCATCCACAGCTTTGATGTGAACATGTGAATGTTTCCAAGATTCCACCTTGACCATCATCATGTTCTTTTATATTTAGTTTGCCACATTTATTTGCTTGACAAATTTTCAGCCTTTCTTCAAAGACTTCCTGTGAAACAGTTGTTTCTTCACCATTAGCTTTTGCAATTGCTTCACGCTTCAAAAACTGTGAATAGTTCCATGCCCTTTGAATCAGGCTTGGCAATTCAGGGTTTTCTTTTCTCATTTTCTGAACATTTGCATGTTCTTCTTTGATTTGATCAATTGTTTTTCCCCTTGCACATTCTTCACGAATATTTTCAGGAACTTCATACATTCCAAACCACTTTTCCCGAATAGGGGAAAACCTGCAATTCATGCAATTCTGATTGCTTCTGCAAATATAACTTTCTGTGAATTTGGGTTTCATTATTTTTTCCTTTCAATTAAAAGACCTGACATGTCGGAGTTCCCCCACATGAACCTGTTGAAACTAAATTATAAAAAATGCCTGTTGGTGGACAACCACAAACATTGTCTGCTTCCCAAATCAAACCTAATCCAAGAATATCGACAACCTGCCATTTTGTTCCAACACATTGAACATCGACAAAAACTGTTCCAAGAAAATTTTGATAACGCCTGACGCATGATGAAGGCTGTGAGCTAAAATTAAAAAATGTATTATGGCTTGTGCAGGAAGCACTTCCTGTAATTCCTGATATGAAAATACTTAATGGCCACGAACAACTTGAGCAATCAACAGGACATGTGAATACATCTGCACAGACAGAATCATCACATGTTGCTGGTTCTGAATCAATTGAAAATGTATCAATTGCTGTCTGTGAACATTCCACATATTGATAACAGACTGTTGAAATTTCAATCACAGGTGGTGGTGGTGTTAATCCTGAAAGCACAGCAGGATCAACAAAAATTGAATCGCCACATTCGCAACTTGAATATTCAACGCTCACTGCATTGTCACATTTGCAATCTTCGCAATCATCATGAATGCTTGCAGGTGTTGTGTCAGGTGGATCGGGGCTTTCCTGAAGGAACTTGTAACAATTCCCATTATATAAAACTGCATCGTTATTACATGCACCAACTTTTGCTATTTTTATATTTGCCATTTTAACTTATCACCATAAAAGAAGGTATTACTGTTCCTGCACAAGCCACGCCTGCTGATGGGAAACTTGTGTGTTGATAGTTTCCGTTTGGTGGGCAGGCTTGACCAATACCTGCACCGCCTGGCAATTTATAAATGACTGTGACAGGTGTTCCAGCGTTACACAGATACCTGACTTGCCATTCATTTGAAACCCTTTCAAGATAAACAAACTGTGAACCAACAGTTCCAAGCCATTGTAAATCACTTTGCCTTGCAAGGTTTGTTAGAGGTATTCCGCAAACACCACATGAACCAAATATTAACGTTCCCCCTGATTGTGCAAGATAAGAAGCTGTTTTATTTGCAGGACAGACAACACAAAGTTCATCAGCACAATCAACAGCACTATCTGTTGAAATGCTGAATGTGTCAATGGCAGTCAAAGACTTCTGCACGTACTCGTAACAGATTTCATTTATTTCCACAATGTCAGGTGGTGGATCAAGTGTTGAAAGAACTGAAGGATCAACATAGATTGTTGCACCACCGCCACCTGCACATTCCTGATATTGTACTGACACAGGATCACATAATTCATAAATACAAGAACCTGATCCTGAACAAACTGAATCATCACAATCAGGTGGTGTACTGCTGATGCTGAATGTGTCAGGTGCTTCTTGACTGCACAAAGGCAATTCATAACATGTTCCTGAAATTTCCACAACCAAAGGAATGTTGCTCATATCTAATGCAGAAGGATCAATGTAAATCAAAATTGATGAATCATCGCAGGATTGATAGCAAACAGATGTTGCAATACAGCAGTCGCAATCTTCGTATTCATCAGTTGGAACTGTGTCGGGTGCATCACTGTTGATTTCTTTTATCTTATAGCACACACCACCTGCTTTGACCACATCAGGAATTGGATCACTTAAATTTGTTTTATTTACTCTTATATCAGACATTATGGTGAATCCTCACAGCAACAGGTGATTGCCCATAGACCGCCTAAATCTGCACAGAATGCACCACATGGTGCGGAACTAAATGATCCACTGCAATCAGATGTGCAATCAGGGCTCGGTGGTAGTGCCGCCAAACATTCAGCTTCTGTAAAGAATGGCGCAATTGAACTGTGTGTGATCTGATTTGTGCAACCTGCATCACCACAATCAAGAACTGCACCTGCACAGACAGAATCATCACATGCATTTGGTTCTGAATCAATTGAAAATGTATCAATGGCAGTCAGGCTTTTCTGAACAAATTCATAACATGTTCCTGAAATTTCAATCACAGATGGTGGTGGATCAATCCCTGATAAAACTGAAGGGTCAACATAAATTGGAACTGCTGATGAATCACCATTGCATTCAAGATATTCAATTGATGTTGGATCACAAAGTTCATAGACAACTGTGCAACAGCATTCAGTGTCAATGGCAACTTCACCACTTGCATTCAATAAGACTTCACCATTTGCATTCAATCGAACTTCAGGCATTACATGATTCCCTTTATGTGCAGGTCGTGCTTGAATCAATCCAAGTCAGTGTTCCTGAAATGTGTCCAAGAAATTGTGTTTTCCCTGAATCGTACCCTGTGATTCCTGTCAGGTCAACATCAAGTGAATTGAATGCTTCACTATAGGTCAGCAGTTCACCTGCAAGAACAGAAAGATTTCGCCATTCGGCAGGTGATCCACCACTTGAATCTGAAACAATAAACTGGTCAAATGATGCGTTATATCCATTCATTGTGATCAGAAGGTCTTCTATCAAGTGCCATCCCCTAGTTGTATCGTATGAATAGCAATATCCATCAGAAAGACTTCCATCATCCAAATCATTGACAAGCTGTGCTTGATCTGTGTCTGTTGTGATTGATCTTTTTCCATCAAGTGCAAAGGCATTGTTCAGAAATTGAATTGCATCACCTGCCAATTCACCAAAGGTTCTTTTCTGATGTGTTGGTGCAGTTGAATCAGGTGCAAACATGATGACATCAGTTGAATTTGGTGCAAGGTTCACCAGTCTTGCAATGTCCATGTCGATCCACATTTCTTCGTCACCTGCTTCATTTGTGACATAGACATAAAGTGCATCGTTATCAGGTGTTGATACAGGATCGTAACCATCTTTTCCACCTGCACCTGCCCGAAGTTTTTCTGTTCCAACTGATGCGTCAAACAATGGTCCGGCAGTTGTGTCAGATGAAGATGCAGTCACAAAGATGTCATCAATGTTGTCGTAGATGTCTTCAAGTGTTGCTTTGTAATGATTTTGACCACTTGCAAGCATCAGGTGGTCTGATGTGCTGATTGTCTGACTTGGCAAAAGTTGAATGTCAAAATCTAATGCAACCAATTCTGCACCTGCTGGATTTGCCACATAGACAACAAGTGCAAGATTGTCTGCACCATTTGCAACATCACCTGTGTCTGAAGGTGCTTGAATTTTATCGTATAGCAAACCAAGTTCCAAGTCATCAATTGAAACCCTGACTTCACCAAGATCAAGCCTGATGATTCCGTACAGTGTTTGATGTGCCTGATTGCCTTTGATCCTTCCAACTTCAACATGTCGGGTGTCGGCTGTGTCTGCTGGCAGTGCAGTGTCTTTGTTCAGTGTTGCCATGAAAGTTGAAATTGTTATTTCATAAAAGATGACATCACCATCACTTGCACTGATTGATTCAGGTGATGTTTGAATCAGTTCTTCCTGTCCGCCAAGTCTGATTGAATCTTCAAACGGATACCATGATTCACTTCTGAATGCACCAACTGTTGCTTCTGAAATATCAGAATCGTATGACAATTGAAAAGGCAACAGCAATGCTGACTTGACATCAAAAACCCATTGTGTACCACCTGCAATTCCATACGCAGGAAAGACCTGAACAATTGTTCCTGCTGGAACACCTGTCATTCCATTGATTTCAAAAAGATTGCTTGCTTCACTGACACCAAAGTTTGTGTTGTCACCATTTGGACCGCCATTGAATTGAATGATGTTTCCTGATGTTGGTTCAATGAAAAATGGTTCAGGGTTTTCTGTGTCTTGTACTGCTTCAAAATCAAAAACCCTTTGCACCCCTAAATAAAAACCATTTTCAAGTGCTTCTGTGATTTCGACATAGGTGACATTTTCTGAACTGACCGATGTGCTTGAACCAATTCCCCTTGTTGCTGATTCAACCTTTTGAGTTGCATTCAGAATTCTGTCAGCAGTTTTTTCACCAAATACAACACCTTTATCTGCCATCAGACACCACCTTGATTGACAGGCAACCCGAGATTTTTCCAATCTTTTGCTTCAAATGTTCTGAAAACAATATAGGATGCATTTTCAGGTTTTTGTGCTTCGGGATCGTATGCACCTTCATCATTCAACAAGACAGGCTTTGATGGTTTCTTATTGTTGATTGTCACTTCATCAGCATCACTTGATCCGGGCGAATTCACATAGAATGCCCTGTATCCTGCATGAAGGATTTCAGTGTCAAAAGGACTGACCTTGTTTCTTGCTGTGTTTTTTGGAACGTAGTTCACATTTTGATTTTGAATCTGACCTGCAATCAAAACTTCAAATGTCACTGCATAGAATTCAACATCATTTTCTTTTTGCTTGTCACCTGATGTGATTGATCGCATGAATGCATGAAGTTCAGGAACATCAATTCCTGCAACATTTGTCTTGTTCTTGTTCATGCTTTTCACAGTTTCCCTTGCAAGTGCAGTTGGAAAATTTGCCATGTTTTTCACCATTCTGACAAGTGTGAATGTTTCTTGCTGGACAAGTGGCGGATCAAACTTTTCCCCTGCAATAGTTGCAACAGCAACTGATTCATTGAAAGCACCAATGCTTGACTTTGCCCTTTCCAATGTCTTTTCTTTGAAGTCAAAACTGAATGAAACTTTCCACGGACGCTTCAAAGGATTATCAGGATTGTCTCTGTTTGATGAACTTCCTTCTGAAGAATATTCAACCCTTACGTCAAAGACACAGCCTTCATCGTTCACATCTGTTGGATCAATGACACGAACAGTTGCTTTTGAAAACTGTGTTGAATATGGTTCACCCTTTCTTGGCAGTCTGACTGATTCACTGATCTTTGCACCTGCAACTTCTGCAAGATCAAACACAGGTTCATCATAAACAACTCTGAATGTCCTGATGAAGTTGAAAGTGTTGTCACTGTTTATTGGTGCTCGTCTTCCGTCACCTGCTGTTTCAAATATTTGTGTTGGTGTTGGCATTTAATTACCTCGCACTAGCAATTGAAAACCTTGTTCACCAAGTTTTCTTTCAATGTTTTCAAGTGCTTTCTTTGTTGCTTCAGTGTTGTTTGCTGTTTCTTGCTGGACTTTCAATTCTTTATTATCTCTGTCAACATTCAACGCCCTGAATGCTTCAACGCTTCCCCTGCGAAGTGCATCTGTTGTCAGTGTTGTTCTTCCTGATGGTTCTTTTTTCTTTTCACCATCTGCAAGAATCTTTCCAATGTTCAGTTCCAACTGTTTCTTCAGTGCATCCTGAATCTTTTTGTTGTCACCTGCCTGCTTTCGTAGTGCATTGAACCTTCTTTTTTCATTGAAGATTTGCAATTCCTTTCCTGTCAGCAATGCCTGTGCAAGTTCGATTTCTGCATCTTTCTTGATCTGTCTTTTTCTTTCAGCACCAAGTTTCTTGATGTCAGCAATTGCCTGTTCTGTCAGTGTGCTTTTCTGTTCTGCTGTCAGACCTTTCAATCCTGCAACTAATTTCCTTGCATTTTCTTCTGCCTTGCTTATATCATCAGCAAGTTTTTCCATTGGTGACATTCCACCACCACGCAAACCTTCCTGAATCTTTGCAATGCCTTCAGCAAACTTTTCAAGGGATTTTGCCCTTTGTTCCCTTGCCATTCGTTCACGTTCTTCTTTGGCAATCTTCTTGATCAGTTGTGACTGTTCCTTGATCTTCTTGTTCTGTTCAATCAGTTGCTTTGTTCTTTCTCTTGCAATTCGCATTGATCGCTGTGCAAGATCACCCCTGCCTGTTGCCCTTTGCTCTTTGGCAAGGTCTGTGAAAATCTTTCTCTGTGAATTCAGCCTTTTTGATTGTTCCTTGAAAAGTTCCAGCCTTTTCTGTTCTGCTGGCAGTGTTCCCTTTGGCATCTTTTCAAGTTCTTTCTTCAACTTTGCAATGCTTTCAGTTGCTTTTCCAAGTGCAGTGAAATTCTTTTCATTCCTGAATGATTCCCTGAACATTCTTGCACCTGTCTGTGCATTATCTCCTGCTTCCATAAATGCTAAACCAAGTGCAACAATCACAGCAGTCAAAGCCACAACAGGAAGAATTGCCAAACCAATTGCAACAGTCTTTGCAATGATTGCTTTTGTTGAAGCCCAAATTGCAGGGATCAATCCTTTTCCATATGCAATTGTGATCTGTCCAATGATTGCAAGCCAAGTTCCCATAAGAATCAGAAGTGGTGGAATGACCGCCGCAAATGCAAGGACTGTGATTGTTACAATCTTCCAAAATTTATTCATGTCACCAATTGCTTTGACAACTGATGTGATTCCTTCAACAATCTTTGTGATAACAGGAAGCAGTGTTTCACCAAAACTGATGAATGCTTTCTTTGATGCATTGATTGCTTCAGCAAACTTTTGTCCTGCTGTTTGCTTTGTTCTGTCAAATGCCTGATCAACAAGACCTGTTGATTCTTCCATGTCTTTCAACACCTGTGCATATGTTTCACCCTGTGCTGATGCTGTACCAAGAACGTTTGACAATGCTCTGACATTAGGGAAAACATCAGCAAGTGCCGCTGAATTTCCTTGAAACTTTTCAAGCAATTCTGCAAGTGTTCTTTGCAAGCCTTGTTCACCAATCTTTCTTCGCAAATCTTCAGCAGACAAACCAACAGTTGCAAGTGCCTGTTCTGTTTTCTCTGTTGGTGAAAGAACTGAAGACAGGATTGCACGAAGACCTGTCACAGCTTCTGCACTGTTCACACCAAGTCTTGTGAATGTTGCAATGTTTGCACCAACTTCTTTGAATGACACACCAAGTTCACCTGCAATTCCCACAACTCGACCAAGTGTAGGTGCAAGCTCTGACGCTTCCAAGTTACCAGCACGAACTGTTCCAAGAAGAATGTCTGTTGCTTCACTTGCTTGCAGACCTTGCTTTGAATAAGCCTGAAGAACACCTGTGACTGCCCTTGCAATATCCTGTGTTTCACCAAGACCTGCAACAGATGCCTTTGCAGATTGTTGAAGGGTTTCCATTGCCTTGCTTCCACGCAGACCTGCTGATGTTACAACAAACAATGCATCTGCAAGTTCTCTTGGTGACTTTGATGTTTGTCCTGACAATTCAAGAACCTGTGATCGCATCCTTCCAACTTCATCACCTGCAATGCCGACAAGGGTTTCAATCTTTGTCATGCTTGTTTCAAAGTCTGATGCAAGTTTGACTGATGCAACACCCAAAGCTGTGATCGGCAATGTCACCCTTGTGAAAAGTGACCTGCCAATGTTTCGCATCTTTGTTCCTGTTGCTTCCATGACACGACCAAACTTTTCCATTTCAGTTGTGCTTTCATCAATGCCCCTGATGAACTTTGATGTATTAGCAACAAGGTCAACGACAATGCTTCCAACGGTAGGCATTTTTTATTTCCTTGCGTTTACACGCTTTTCTTCTTTCTCTTTTTTCTGACAAACATATCTTTGTTTGCTTCTTGCCATTGCTTTCTTGCATTGATGATTTCATCATCAGTCATGGTTTCATTCAATGCCTTTTCAAACAGTTCATATTTTGTCAGGTTTCTGTCTACCTTTCCACCTGATGATCTGTCAACATAGTATGCAACCTGTTTCAGATACGCAACAATTTTATCTTCGATTGATGGTTCAATCAGATAGAATGCCATGTATTCTGCAAACTCTTTTGAACTGATCTGTTCTTGCAGTTGCTTTACAGGGATTCCAAATTCTCTTGAGAGGCGGAACCAAAACCATCTTTCGCCCCGCCTTTTGAGTTTCCCTGCAATTCTTCAACTTCACTTTCACCAATACCATTGATCTCGCAAATCTTATCCCAAAGTTTGTTGATAATTTTTGCACTGATCTTGTTCAGTTCAGCAGAATCATTTTCGTTGAAAAGCATTTCACCTTTGTCATTGCAGATGGAAAGACAACATGCAAGTGCTTTGATGCCTCGCAAGCTGATCTTCTTTCCTTTCTGATTGTCTTGCAGTTGCTGTTCCCAACGGTCACGCTGTCTGCCATTCCAAGCAATTATATTGATGACTTTGCCCTTGCCCATTTCAGGCAAGGACACAGCCACGATTTCAAGATTTTTGAATTCAAGGATTTCTGCTTTGGTTAAGCTGTCCATTTTATGTTTACCTTTTTTTTATTAACCTGATGAACTGTCACCAGTGATTTCAATTTTTCCACTGACAGTGATGGTGACAGTTTGTGTCATCAATCCATCAAGTTCAGCAGATGCACCACCTGTTGCAGTCATAAAACCTGTAAAACTCCAAGTCGCACCATCGGTGAACTGTATGACAATGGTTTCGGGTGAACCATTGATCGGAGGAATGTTTTCAGGTTCAAAGAACAGGTCAACAGTCATTTCACCTTGATCAATTAACTTGCCTGGGATTTTTGTCCGCCATGTGTCGGTGTCCATGCAAGAAGTGTCAAGAGCAATTCTTGTTTGATCAGGTAAAACAAAGGCTGTGATGCAAGCAAGGAAACCACTCGCAAAAGTTATCTTTGTACCATGTGAATTCTTTGGCATTTTTTTACCTCAATTCATCATTGTTATTGTTTCATGGTGAATCATCATTTTCTTAGAACCTGATAATTCACCGCCCAAATCCATCGCTGTCTGTCATCTCTGGCGATTAGAAACATGTCGGACAACGGTTGGAAATTCATGTAATCTGTTCCATTCAACTGCAACCATCCTTCAATGCTTGTCAGTTTATCTCTTAAAAGTTTCAGTCTTTCCCTGACATCAGTTTGAACATTTCCCCTTGCCCTGATTTGAAAGGCTGTGAAGAATGCAGTCTTCTGACTGTTGATGCATCGTGCAGGTGGTTGTCCTGCCTGATCGTAAAGTGTGATCACATTGTCTGATGCAGGACCGTTATCTTTTCCTGATGCAGGTTCTTGGTTCATGTATAATGCCCAATCAGTTTTGCCACCTTTAACACCAAGACCTTCTGCAACAAAATATTCAACTAAATCTTTTGTGACTGCATTCATGGCAACACCCTTTTGATTTCTCTTGCAACATTCATCAGCAAAGTGTCACTGCTTTCTGTTATTGCAGAACGCAAGAAATCTGATTTTGTTCTGTGATTTTCATGAACATAAATTGCATAGTTTGCAGAAAACCCAACGACAACAAGTTGATTCAATTGCTGTTCTTGAACCCTGATTCTTCCTGTTGCTTCATTCTTTGCATTTGCATGATCAACTGAAAGTTCAACAGGGTCTGCTGTCCTGACAACAATTCTTCCTGTTTTTTCATCCTTTTCTTTTTTCTCTTTCACCCATGATGGATCGTCAAATGCCTGCCTTTTTCCATGTGTGTATGCAGATGCTTTCAAGTTGCCCAAATCAACAGGTGCTTTCAACTGTGCAGTTCTTTGAACAAGCAAGCCTGTTTTGAATACACCAATTTCTGATGCAATCAAAACATCGCTTGCAACTTTCAGCATATTTTGCTCTGTCACATCAACACCTTGAACTGTCATTTGAATGCTCATATCCACACCTTGAAGATTTTTTCATCAGCAATCTTCAGTCTTGAACTTTTACCCTTCTTTTTTATCATGTAAGCACCTGCAACTTCTTTCGGATTGTCAGTGCTTCCAACAATGTCAGTCAGCTTTCCTTCAAACAGCCAACCGTTATCTTCAAGTTCCCTGTCTGAATAGATTATTGCTTGACTTAAAAATTGATTCCCTTCATTGTCATCAACCATTTCATTCACATCTTGCCATCTGCATTTGATTTCAATGGGTGCAGGATATGTGATGTTCCCTTCACCATCGTCTTCACCTGCACCGATTGACCAATATACGGCATCGTTCAACAGATTCTGATTGACAAATTCAGCAATTGCCATTGTTGTATGCTCCCATTGATTCAATACCAATGCCACATGTTTTTGATCGCAGTCTTCCTGTCTTGTCCATGTCCAAAGCTGTCTGACCATAGACTGTTGAAGAAAGACCACCTGCACCACCTGATGCATTGATTGCAAAAGTGATCTGTGCATCACCAAGTTTTTCAGATTGTGCAAGCACCTTTTTATATTTGTCGCTCAGGCTTGCAAAGTGTGCTGACAAATAAAGCAATACGCAACTTTCAAGCGTTGAATCACCTGTGCCTTTGACACATGAATCATAAAGTTTGCAGGCACAATTGATTGCAAAGTCTAGTTCTGTGCTTCCTGAATCAATTGTGATTCCAAGAACTTCTGCAACTTCATCACCTGTAATTGGACAACTTGAATCAAGCATTTTTTGTTTCTCCAATTAAGTGTTTATTGATTGTCAAGTGTGGATCATCTGCATCAATCAAAAGTTCATCTTCAGGCAGGATCAAAACATCAATCGTTGCTGTCATCATTTCATCCACACCTGCCTTGATTGTGAAGCCTGTAATCTTCAAATCATCTTGTCCTTCAAGTGCCAACTGACATTGACCGTTTTTTTCTTTTTTGACAATCAGTTTCATTTTACTTTTGTCCTGCTGTATAATTGTGGATCAATAAACTTCCTGACTTCTTTTTCTTTCCATTCCAAACCTAACCATTCAATGCATTCCTGCATTTCTGTGAAATCACCTTCAGCCATTTTTGCAGGATAAATTTCTTTGATCTGCAATCCTGCTGTGTGCATTTCCTGAAACCTTTTCTTGTGTTCATCAATCCACCATTGCCAACCTTCACGCCCTTTGTTCTTTCGCATGAAGCCTGTTTTCAAACATGAATTGATGATGTCTTCATCATTCCTTCTGACAATCACCCACTTTGCATTCGGGAATGCATTGTGAATGACAGTCCAAATCAAACACATCTTTGCGCCCTTGTAATACCATTTCCCCTGTTTGTATCCATGACGTTGCATGACTTGAAAAAATTTCTCCTGAAGTTCAGGAAAGTCATCAAGTTTTTCAATGTCAGGCAATGGGTTCTGCCCTAATGGATCACAATTGTTTGCAAGAAGAAATGGTTTGATCAATGCATTTCTGATTTCAGTGTTTTCAAAAAAGCCTTTCTGATTGTACCTTGTACCACCAGCAGTTTTTCCACCATATGCACCACAGATGTCAATGCTTCCTGCTGTTGCACTTGTTCCACTTCTTGCAATTCCTGTGATCAAAATTCCATCTTCAGACTTCATGCCCATGCCTCCTGAACCCACGGAAGGGTGACTTCAATCGGTCTTGGTTTGCCATGAAAGCAGACAATGTTTGTTCCCTTTGGTGCGCCTGTGGGATGATTGCATTCTCTTTTGAAACTTGCAACATTCACAAACTTCTGCACCCTTTCAGGAATGATGCCGTATTCTTCTGTCAAAACTTTGTGGATGAATTTCTGATCATTGGTTGTTCTGTTTTCAATGACCTGTCTGAAATTCTTTTTGAATTCAGTATAAATTTCTGAATAGTTTCCTGACCATGCCATGACACCTGATGCAAATGGATTTCTTTTTTTGTTGAATGCTTCAAGCATTGTGAATGAATGTTTTGAACCAATCAATCCATCAATGTTTGTCAGCACCAAAGTGTCGAGATCAAAATACACAACAGGTTCTTCATTGAAAACATCAGGTCTGAACAGTTCAATCTTTGACCACCAACTTTGCCAATTGTGTTTCAGTTTGATTGTTTCATCTGCACCTGTGTTTTCCAAGTCTGACAGGCAGACAAGTTTGATCGGATAGTTTGTGTGCTTCTTGATGTTCTTTTCAAGCCTTGAAACGTAGGTTCTGTCAAAATCACCACCTGATTTCAGCACACATGCAACCAATTTTGCACCTTTTGACACAAAGAAAGGCTCTTTCTGATCCCTTTTAGTTTTCTTTTCACCTGTTTTGGATGCAGTTTTTTCGGCTTTTTTGGCTGTTTTTTGGGGTTTTTTGCTGTTTTTCACAGGAATTTCCTTTGTGTCTTCAATGTTTTCATCAATCAACTTCATGAAACCATTCACAACTGTGTCAGGCTTTGCATGTCTTGAATCAATGATGCCATACCAATTGTTCCAGCTTTCTTTCGGGCAGGCATTCCACCAAAATTTCGTTGTGAAGTATTTGTTCCAAATGCACATGACAGGCTTTTTGAACTTCACACCCATGAAAGTTGCACCTGATGGAAAACCAATCATCCCTGATGAATATCGGATCATTCCAATGAATTCTTCAAGTTCTGTTTTGCCAATCATGTTGATCACAAAGTCAAACCCTTTTGCAAGGTCTTTTGTGAATGCATTGTCATCCCATTCAGAACCAACAAGGACAATCTTTTTCCCTGTCTGCTTGTGCAACAGTTCAAGTGTTTTCTTGATGTGTGCTTTGCTGAATTCTTTGATCCAATGCTTTCCATACATGCCATGATCAACAAAATATGCAATCAGGTATTCACCCCATTCCTTGACACAGTTTTCACCGTACCATCTTTCTTCAAGGCTTATAAATTGATCGTAAAGCCAATCTGATTGATACAAGGTGTCAACTTCATCAATGTTTTTCCCTGCCCTTAAAACACCATTGTAAGCAAGGAAATAGTCTGCATCAACAGGCAAATCTTTTCTTGTGAAAACAGTTCTTCCATCAAGCATGTATGCTTCACGCCAAACTTCATCCTGTGCTTTGTTTGGATATTTCATATATCCTTTTGCATTCAGGAATGGTGCTCGTTTCACAAAGTCAATTGACCTGTCTTTCTTTCCATTGTCTGACATGATGTAAACATCAGGAATTCCAATTTGATTTGATTCACAGAAACTTTTCAGCTTTAACAACGACCACCATGTGTCGCCAATGCCCGGCGGAATGATGATTGATTGTCTTTGTTCTGTTGGTGCTTCTGCATAGAAAACTAGTTTTGAAGGAATGGGTTTTTTGATTTCCTTCAAATTGAAACCAAGTCCAACAAGGATATTGACAACCTGTTCTTCATTCAGCATCCACAGGTGTTCAATTTCTTTCCAATGATGATCGCCTTCAGGAACAAAGAAATCAGGAAAGTCAATGATGAATGTTCCACCCTGTTTCAATATTCTTCTGACTTCAATGCAGAACTGCAAAGGATTGACAAGGTGTTCAAGGACATCATGGATCACAACTGTGTCAAAATGGTCTGTCGGGAAATGGATGTCTTCAACTTTCCCCTGATAAGTGAATTTGCTTTGACTTGCACCATCACCAACTTCACAACCGTATGCCTGAATCCCTTTCTTTCGGCTTGCATCGACAAATGCACCATTTCCACAGCCAATGTCAAGGATGGTGGTGTTTTTCTTCAGACCGTATTCTTTCAGTCTTAAATTGGCAATTTTTATGTCATGATCATAGTCATGTGAAAAAATGCCATCATGATATTGTTTTTCATACCATTCATCGAGTTCTGCTTCTGTCATGTGAACAGATTGTCTGATGACACCACATGAAATGCACTGCAACACATCAATTCCTTTCATGGTTGCAGGTCTGACTTTTGAGCCACCGCAAATGCACATGTTGATCAGTTGTTTCATTTCAGGTTTTTCCTTTCGGCTTCAATTGCCTTTTCATATTCACAAAATTTGAATTCTTTGATTCTTGAAACTTTACTGCAATTCAGAATTTCAAGTCCAATCATGGATGCAGTTTCTTTGATCTGCTTGAAGTATTCAAGCCATTTGACGTACACATCTTTGTTTGGTGGATTCTTCAAATTCTGATGCCAATTTGCAACCTGCTTGCTTCCTTCCTGTGTCAGGCACATATCAAAACCAAGAAGATAGATTCTTTTGACACCTAAATGACAGGCAAGGCTGATTGCAGATGATCCTGTGTTTCCATTCCATGCAACACATGATGGAATGGTGTTGATTCCCTTTCCCATTCGTTTCAGAACTTTGACTTTTGGATTGACAGGTGTTTCCTGATCTTTTTCAAGAAACTTGTCATGGCAGTTTGTGACAATCAGATTTTTGAAATGCTTCAATCCTTTGAATGTTCCAATGTCATCGTAGCTGACTTCATCAGTCCAATGAATATCGTACCAACCAAGATCGCCAAAATAGCAGATGTCAACAATTTCTTCGCCATAGATATATGCATCATTGCAACCAATGACATTGAAGGGTTTCAAAAGTGACAGGTCAAGTTTCTTTGCAGAATATCCACCACCAATGATGAAACAGCTTTCATCTTTCCATGCTTTAGGAACAGACCAAAGACCTTTCACTGTCTCCTGTGCTTCATGAAATAAGTGGGTCTGTGTTGCTGTCATCATCATCTTGTCCTTCTGATTCTGTTTCAGTTTCTGCATCTGCATCTGCTTCTGCATCTGTTTCTTCATCATCAGAATCAATTTCAGAAATTTTTTCAGGTTTCTTTCTTGCTTCACTTGGTGCATTCAGTCCACACCATTCAAAAGCCTGTTCCTGTGTCAGGTAACCGTTATTGATTTTCTGACCTGTTCTTGTGTCCATGACATCAAACATTCCATTGCCCTTGTCAACGGGTTCAAGAAATTCAATATCAGGGTCTTCATCTGAATTTGATCTTGGCACATGGACAACAAACTTGTTCTTGTATTTTAGTGCCAAATTTACATCACTTTCAATGATGTTGTTTGATGTTCCTGCAATGAAATATTTTCCATCTTCAGAATGTGTTCCATGCAGAATTTTATATTGACGCTTCATCACACAATCCTTTGGTTAAGGAATTAAAATGCCTTTGGTTAAGGCTTAAAAGGTGGAACCCTTGATCAACAAGGATTCCACCATGAACGGAATGGAAAAGTCTTATGACAAATCCATGTGTGCAATACCTGTCTGACCATTCTGATCAGCACGCAGGTTTGGAACCTGAATGATCATCACTTTGAATTTCTCACGGAAACCAAAGTTTTCAGACCACTGAACAGTTGTCAAAGGCATTCCCTGAACAAGCTGAACAACTTCACGATTCATTTCAACAAGAACAACCTGATCAGCAGTCAGTCTGTCTGCTGGTTCAATGCCCATGATGCCACGAATTTCAAGAAGACGCTGACGGATTGTTTTGTCAGAATCAGCTTTGAAATCATTGTCAAGGACACGATCATATGCTCTTGGAATATACAGTTTAGAATCCATGAAGTGATTTGCATTGTCATTTGCAGTAATAAGTGCAAGGACATCAGCAAGAATTTCTTCACCTGTTTTTGCAGGGTCATCCCACTTTTTGCCATCAGCAGAAGTAACAGAGTTACGCTGTGGGAAAGTGGTATAACCGTAAAGTGAACCACCATCAAAAGTGAAGCTGTCTGCACCATTGAACAACATGTCTTCCTGCTTCTCAGTCACCTGACGAGTTGCAGAACGCACTGATGTCACATCAAGTGTTTCACCACGATTGCGACTTGCATCAAGTTGACGGCTGTTGAATTCAAACTCTTTATGAATCACAGGCACAGGCATGGATTCAAGTTTGAATTTTGGACGGTCGCCAACATGGTCAGTCACTGCATCCATTGAAACACCTGCTTCATCAAAATCAGAAACAGTTTCCCATTGGAAAACAGTTGCACCAATTCCCTGTGAAAGGGTTTTCAGCAGACCAGCCTGAAGCAGGTCACGAACACCAACAAGACGTTCTTGTGCAACTTCAAGAACAGCAGAATCAATTTCCTGCCATTCATCTTTTCGCAGTGTTGCATTCATTGCGAGGTTTGAATATTCAACAGCTTTTCCATTGACATTGATGAAACATTTGCGTTTGTTTACATCATACCACGGACGCAAGCGTCCAGCAGAAAAACCGTTTGCATGTAGTGCATTGGCAAAATCACCAATGACCTGATTTCCAACAATTACATCGTCTGTCATTTTTGGAACTCCTTAAATTATCTGAATGTCAATGAACCCATCAGGATCGGCACCTGAACTGTCGGACATGTCCACAGATTCAAGAGCGACACCAATTGGTGCAGTGCTTCCAGTTTTTACATAACCATCGCTGTTTGATTCAACTTCATCACCCTGTGTGACAGTCTCGCCATTTGCTACACGCATACGGGCAATGTCACCAGATTTGAAAGTCACAAGCTGAACACGATCACCACTTGCATATGCATCAGTGATGTCTTTTCCAGCAAGATCATTTTCAACAGCAATCAGACGGGATTTTTTGGCAGATGCCAATGGACGCACATCAAGTGATCCTGCATTGTCAAAAAGTTCACAGACCATGCCCGGCAAAATCTCTGCTGATGCATCGTAACCGTCTTTGGTCATGGAACCTGAAATGCGACGAATGATTGTATTTTTGCTCATTGTCTTTTATTCCTTGTTTGCTTTTTTGAAGGGATCACTTGGAACTTCAAGCACTTCAGCATCTGCATCAACATCTGCATTGGTGTTTGAGCCGAATCCAAGATAGACCTGCTGTGTGGAATTTTTGGCAAGTGTTTCAAGGGCAGTCAAAGAAAGTTTCTGCAATTCTGCTTTGTCTTCTTCTTTGTTCATGCCTGTGTTTGCCATGATTTTGTTGATCACTGTTTCTTTTGCATCTGCTTCAACACGCTTGTTGGATGCACTTTCAACAGCTTTCTGAATGAAACCCTTGATTCCACTTTCACCAAATTCTTCATTCAGAACTTTGCGTACAGCAGATTCAACATCAACTTCAGAATTTGCTTCTGCTTTGACAATTGGTTCAGGGGTAGAAACATTTTCGGTGTTCACCTCGCTGGAAGTTTTACCTTCTTCAGCAGGAACTTCCCCTTTCTCATTGTCGTTTGCAGGAGCAACTTTTTTCAGTTGTTCTTCATTCAATGACATCAGGAATTCACGATCAGTTTCTGACCATTCATTGCCTTCATTGGAAATGATATTGTCAACCATTTCTTTCATTGTATTTGTCTCCAATGTTTTTTGTTTCGCACCCTGAAGCTCGCCAGCAACTTCAAGATTGTTTGTGTTTTCAGTTCCATCAGGATTGATGGAATAAGAAATTTCTTTTTCAGCATCTTCTGAAAAGATACCTGCCAATGCATTCCATACCTTTTTCGCCAAAGGGTTTTTTGGATAAAGCATTTCATCATTTCCTTTGTTGCTTCTTAATCCGCAACCATCTTTGCCACTGCAAGCACCGATGTCATTTGGCAACAGTGCAAGGTGATCAGGTTTATAATTTCTTGCAATGCCATAGAACTTGACACCGTTGAATTCTCCTGCCTGTTCTTCAATTTCAATGAATAGTCCTGTGCTGACTTCAATGAATTCTTTGTTGACAATTTTCAAAAGCAGTTTTGGATTCTGCTTTCTCAGCTTGGCTTCATTCATCCAAAGATCAGCAACCAATGCATTCCCTTCAATTCGGGAATTCATTAGTTGACCTATGTTCTTCTCAAATACAGCAAGATCATTTGCAGACAGGAATTCACCCCTTTCATTTGTAGGGTGATCAATTGGAATTGGTCTGCCATTCCAAGCATCAGGATGGATTTCAAGTTCTTCAAGTGGATAAAGCAAGCCATTCAGGACACCTTCAACAATTAAAACTGCTCGCCCTACAAGATGCCTTTCACCATTCAGAACTTTCATTTCAATGTCAGAACCTTTCAGATTCAGTTTCAATTCTGAATTGATGTTCACCTGTCCATTTGGTGCAATGTTGAAATCAGGTTTCCCACATGCACCACCGCACCCACAATCACATTCTTTCTTTTTGTTGAATATCATGACACACCCAAAGTTGCAAATCCTTCAATCTGATTGACAATTGACTGAACATCGAGAACGTCTTTGTCATAAACCATGCTGAAATTTTGTTCTTTCAAATTCAAAAGGGTCAGAATCCTTGAAACATCTGACTGTGAAAAGTCAACTGTTCCACCATAACCATCGACCTGTGAAATAGTTCCTTCAATGTTGCTGATGACTGATGCTGTTCCATCCATCACAAGCAATGGCAATGCATCAACACCCTGAAGGATTCCATCACCACCTGAAAACCTTGCTTCAACTGCTGGCATTGAATAACCTTCAAATGAACCCCTTCGCATGAACAGGTTCTGATATGTCACAGAATCACCAAGTTTGACATCTGCATCGTCTTCGGTGATGTGAATGTCATCACATTCAAAAGTTGATCCACCATCTTCAGCAAAGGAAACAACACCACTTCTGATGAACACATTCAGGATGCCTGATGCAGAATCTTTTCCACCAATGATTCGCACTGTCTGTCTGTTTTGATCAGCAGGTGAAGTGTTTGTTTGGTATATGTCAATTTGTGTTCCACCTGAATCAGGTGGTTGAAGATCAATGTTTAATCTTGAAGAACCACCAGCAGAAGAATTGCCTTGATTCTGTCCGATAGTCAATCTTTGTGTTCCAATCTGTAAGAAAGAAGATGCATCAGGTGCATTGACACCTGTGAATGATTGTCTGAAATTCAGGGATGCAAGCATGACTGCTGACTGATCAAGCCCTGTCAGTACAGAAACAGCATTGTCGCTGAAATAAACATCATCACCATTGACAGGAACAAACCCTTCAAGCCAATTTGCAGGCGTGTTCCAATCGTTAGGAAGTGCTGAATCCCCTTCACCTTTCCAAGTTCTGACTGCCATAAATAAAATCTATACCAATTTTTTTTATAAGTATTTATTCGCTACGGTAATGAAAACGGCAATCGTTGCAAGGGTTTGTGCAAAATTTTTATTTGAAAGTTATAGATAAAATCTATTGTGAATGGTAGTTAAAATATTTCTTTCCAAACAGTCTGACACCTGCAAACATAAGGTTTGAAACAATCTTTCCTGCAATCCACCTTCCTGCTTTTGTGCTGTAAACAAACAAGGTCATGAACACATACCACCAAAGGAACCAAGCAGACCAATGATCCCCTGCAAAGTTCACTTTCTTTTTCATGAACTTATTGAACACACACCTTTTCAGAACAATGTCAGACAGAAACCTTTCCTGTTCGCCACCACCAAGTGCATAGCATATGTCGTGATATTCACAGCATTCTGAAATGTCAATTCCAAAAAGGTGATCAGGGAATTTTGTGCAATGGTCTTTCATTGTGACATTGCTTTCCTGAATGTGTTCAGTCTAAAGATGTGACTTTGCTTTTTCCCTGCTGGATAATAAAGCCAAACCCTGATTCGTCCACCTTCAACACCACCTGCACCTGTTGCATCAAGTGGAATTGCTCTTGATGACTGTGCTTGCATCTGCCTGTCTTTGTATGGCAACAGATAACCATCGAAGAACTTGATTCTTCCACCAAGACTTGAAGGAATGTTCGGGGCAGAAATAACGTAGACCTGATGTTCAAGAAGTTCTGCATTGTTTGCACCTTGCAAATCTTTGTCAACCCAAAGACCACCACCAAGAATGTCAATGTCAGTTGGTGATCCATCTGACAAATTTCTTGGTACATAATCCCACACAGAAAGAATTGCATTTGCATCTGCATCTGCTTGATCTGTGCAAAGGATCATCGGTTCACTGCTTTCTGTCAGGTCTTTTTTATAACAACCCATAAAAGACATTTCACCCCAGTCGTATCTCTTGTTGTCTGCTGGATTGACGTACAGGTCTTCAAAGGAATCAATGCCATCAAAAATTGCAGTGTTCAAAAGAAAATCCCTGTTGCACAATCTGAACCCTTCCCTTGATTGCTGTGGTGCAAATGCTTCAGGCTGTTCAGCAGTTGATTCACCTTGATGTGCATTCACAACTGCAAGAAGTTCATCGTACATGTCTTCTGCATTGTCTTTCAGGTAGATGTCAAGAACATCGTTGACAGTCACAATCATTGGAATTGCAAGACCATAGATCACGCCTGATGAAGGTGCTTCAATCTCTTTTTTCAATGTGTCATGATCAACCTTTCCATTTGCTGTGTCCGTTGCAATTGAATATGTGTGTTTCTGTACTGCCATTTTATCCGACTCCGTAAATTATCAACCTGCCCCTTCTTGCAGTGATTGTGTAGTTTGTATTTCCTGATTTGATTTTCCATTGAACCTTGACCTGTTTTGCAGGTGCAAGTGTTGCAATATCCTGAATTGAAATGTTTGCAGGATATTCTTGATGCTTGATTTCAATTTCAGATGCTTCTGAAGGAATCCCATCAATGACAAATCGAAGACAAACAAATTTGTTGTTCTGTGAATTCTGAAAATCACCACTGAATTCAATTAGATAATTCCTGTTGACACCTGATGCTGTTATTGCTTCAGTCAATTGATTGATTGAATCCCCTGCAATATCTTGCCATTCGTCAACCATCACTGTTGTGTCTTCAGATAGTTTGCTTTTTTGTGAATCAACATCAACTGATCCTGAAATAATTGCTCCAAGTTTTGTGTCGATCCCTTTAAGTAAAGCAAGCAGTGAATCTTCATCGTGTTCTGCATCAGTGACAGGAATGAAGTTCACAGGGTCAAAGTCAATGCTTTGCCTTGATGGTCTGCTTTCAACTACTTCTTTGACATCGTCAATTGTCAATCCGTTCAGCGTTAATGTGATCCATCCTTGACTGATTGCATTTTGCAAATCCTGTGATGCTTTGATGTCTTCTTCATTGTATTCGTTATAAAGGTTGTAATCAATTACAGGGTGAACGAACTTCTTCTGCCCCATGTCAGGCAAAACAATCTCAGTGTTTGTTCCTGTTGTAGATAAAAGAAGTTCGCTCATTGCCCTGTCAAACCTTATGGATTAGTAAATGAAAGAAGAAGCACAACCCTGTCACATGTTCCATTCAGATAGACCTGAACTTCATCCTGTGCAGAAAATGCAACGTTGACTGCTTTCACAGCAAGGTCTTGTGCTGTCAGTGTAATGCTTTCAAGAACAGTTGGTGAACCATTCTTTCTGATTTCAAAAGTACAAGACACAGGTGATTCAGTTTTCACTGCAATGTGTGTCAGTGTACCAGCAACAGCAAGAACGCTTCCTGCAATGTTTGAAGGAACTTCTTCGTTGTTCAGGTAAACATCAGCACTATTGTTCCTGTTTCTTCCAAATCGGATTATGTATTTTTCATTTCCTGCAACACCATTCAAGGCATCATCAATACCTTTCAAGTGTGCTGTCAACTGATCAAGGTCATCAACTTCAGGTGGTGATGTGTCAGGTGTGTAGTTTGCAGGTGTGAAATCAATGTCAATTTGATCACCGTCAATTTCATCTGTTGCACCTTGAATGTGTGATCCTGCATGTGCATTTGGTGGTCGTGGATCACTTGTTGTGTCAAGTGTTCCATCAGAAACCCTGTCATTCAAATCTGCAAGGGTGAACTGATCAACGTCATCCTTCAGATTGTGTTTGTGTGCGCCAATGTCACGCACTGTTCCAAGAACATTTCCTGCTGTATCTTCAAGAACAATGTCACCTGAATCAATCAATGATTGCAGGTCTTCACTTTCCTGAATGTCAGTTTCTGTGAATTCTGTCAGAAGATCAAAGTCAACCACAGGGTGAACAAAAGTTTTTCCACCCAAATCATCAACTGTGTATGATCCGACATTCTGTGTTGTTAATAATACTTGAGCCATTTTTAATTTCTCCGCTTTAAGTATATCGTTACTGTTGGTCTGTTAATATTTATTCCATTGCAATAAAGTTGCAAAAGATCGCCTTCATCAACATCTTTGTTGACTGTCACAACCTTCAATGATTCTCCTGACATAGTTGCAGAAGTTTCAACAGTTGCACTTCCATTCTTTCTGACTTCTGCTGTCCATGATTCTGTGTCTGCTGTTGCAACTGTGATCTTGTATATCGTTGCATTGAATGGTGCAACATAGCTTGAAAGGTTTGATCGTTGACCATCAATGCCACGCAAATATTGGTCGGTCACATTCCTGCTGTTTCTTGCAAAAGTGAAGTTGACAGTTTCAAGACCATCACCTGTTGAAACTTCAACCCATTCGCCATTGTTTCTTCCATAGGTCTTTCCGTCCTTTGGTGCTTCACCTATTCCACCACCACCACCACGACCACCGATCCTGATCCATTCAGACCATGCTTCACCAAACATTCTGAATCGCCACATGGTCTTTGCATTGTTCAATTCAATTCTTTCAACAAATTCTTCAGGCTTTGCTTCATTCAATTGAAGTTCAGTTTCAATCACCCTGCCTGATTCAAAATTGAAAATGATTGTGTTGTCATTGTGACTGATGCTTTCAATGATGTCTGCATTGATTCCATCTTGCCCTGCTTCACCTTGTTCACCTTGTTTGCCTGCATCACCTTTGTCACCCTTTGCACCTGCATCACCAATGACCTTTCCAAGATTGTGAATGTTGCCATTTGTCAATTCAAGAAACAGCATTCCATCAATCAGACCTGTTCCTTTGATTCCAATTCCATCTTCACCCTTGTCACCTGTCCTGCCATCAATCCCATTCTTTCCATCCTGACCGTCTTTTCCTGCCCTGCCCATGACTGAACCCACATCAAAGACCTTTCCTTCTGTGGTGTGGATTAAAAGCCTTTCATTTTGAATCTGAATGTCCTTGATCCCTGATCCCTGAACCTTTCCAACATTCTGAAACAGTCCATCGGTATAATGGATTTCAAGGCATCCTGAAGCGTTTATCTCCGAATAGGCAACACTGACACCCCTTTCACCATCTTTTCCATGCAGGATCGTTTTATTCGGTATTGCTCGGGATGGTGGGGTGAAACCAATAATGTCTGTGACTTCCCTTTCAACATCTGAAATCCTGACATCACCAAATTCTTCAATCCTGCTTTGTGGTATCCTGTCACCAAAGCCTTCATCTGACACATTTGGATCACGCCTTTCACCCACATTGGCAGGAATCCATGTGCATCTGCATTGTGGATGAACAGGGATGATTCCCTGTGCCTTTTCAATTGTGAAAATCCTTCCTTCCAAATATGAACACTGTGGACAAACTCTGTTGTCACCTGCTGTGGAAAATTCCACCACAACATTGACTTCAGTGACACCAAGAACAGACATCTGATTCAGGGATGCATTTGCATGTGCTCGGATGGTTTCTGTCCTTGCAATTACTTCTGCCCTTTTTCCAAGTGTTTGCATTGTCTTGTTCATGTTCCTTGCAATGGCTCGTGGACCGTCACCTGCAAGCAATCCATCAGCAAGATTTCTTGCAACCTGTTGTTTCATTGTGTCAGTCATTCCTGTCAATTCTGAAAAGGTTCTTTGAAACAATGTTTCCATTGCTGATGCGTGAACAGGGTTTGCTTGTATCTGAACAAGATTCAGCTTGTCAATTGTTGGTGCAATGGATGGTGTGATGATTCCTGATGCCCTGACAGATTCAGTTGCTTGATTCACCCCTGACAAATAGCCTTGCTGAATATATTTTTCTGTCCACTGTGGTCTGATCTGTTCAACTGTTCCTGTCAATGGATTCCTTGTCACTTGCAGAACCTGTTCATCAAGCTGTTCCTGAAACCATTCCCTGAATGCTTGGATTGATCCTGCTTGTGTAGGTCTGACAAACTGATTCCTTCCTGCTGGCATGTTGCCTGTGAATCGCCTGAATGATTCCCTGCCCTGTCCTGATGTATTGATCAAACCAAGTGCATCATTGTCAACCAAAGACTTTGTGATGAAACCCCTGATTGTTCGCAAACGTCTCCTGAATTCACTGACAAATTTATTCCTGATTGTCAGTGTATGTGTGGGGTCTTTCTGTGCTGGCAGAAGATTAGTTGTCAGGGGTTTGTTCATTGTCCTGTTCTTTTTCAATTATTTCAAAATCAAATTCATCATCTTCTTCTTCATCATCGAACTGTCCATCCATTTCTTCAAGCAATGTTTCAGCTTCTGTAATTGACAAGCCAAGAATCCTTGTGAAAAAATCTTTTGGTTGAACAATCATCTGTGCAGGAAGTGATTCAGAATATTTGACAATTGATTCAGTCAGGTTCTTTGTGACAACAGATTGTTTTTCTGCATCCCTGACTGTAACAGGATGCCATGTCACAGTGTATTCAACAGGTGGCAAGATGCCGTATTTGATTAACCTGTCAATGAATGGCTTGATCACACAAGGTGTTGCAAAATCTTCTTTTCTTTCCAACAGCATTTCATTGAATGAAACCATGTCCTGACTTGATGATAATTCACCACGTTCAGAACCTGTCAACATTCGCATTGGAATTCTTGTTTTTGCAGAAATCAATTTCATGATGACATCAAATGCACCTGAAGGATCAACTGCTTGTGCAGAAAATTCTTTGATGTCCATTCCCCTTGTTCTGATTGTCCTTTTGAATTTGTTTATAAAATCATTTGTCTGATCACGCAGTTCTTCTTTCTCTTTTGGTGACAACTGAACATCAGGATCAAGGTCGAACTGTGTTGCAGGATATGCACCACGCCAAAATGCTTCACTGTTTCCACCAACCACTTTTTCCAAATCAAACAATCTGTTCAAGATTGCTTTCAATGTAGGTGTTCCGTAGATGTCTGATTCCTGAAGATCAGATGCAATGTGCAGAACTCTTGACCAATGAACATTGACTGACTTTGATTTTGTATCTTGATCAGTTGATCCTTGAAGCTGTGACTGATCATCAAAAGTCAGTGTGTATATCTCAGGCTGTTGAAATCTTGAAGATGAAGGATCAGAATTGAATTTGCTGATCTGTGCATTTGGTTGACTGATCGGGCGAATGTGTGTGATTGAAAGACCTTCTGTGTTTTCTGAAACAGGGTTCTTCAGTTGCTTGAAATCCTTTGCATCATCAAAGCCAAGAAACAAAACAGCATATTCACCACGTTGACTGATCTTGTCAACCCTGTTGAAATATGTCCACAGTTTCAAATCGTTCGCAATCTGCTGGAACTTAATTTCAAAAGGGGAATCAACCTTTCCTTCCAACATTCCAACTTGTTCAATGCAGGGTTCACCCTTCCAAGTTCCATCGGCAGGAATGTCAATGATTGTTTTTGCAATGTCCTGTCTGTCGTACATTGCTTCAAAGTCTTCAAAGGTAGGTGTTCTTTTGTATCCAAGTGCTTCATACATGTCACGCTCAGTGCCGTATTGATAACCAAGCTGTGCCTGTAATTGTGATCGGGTCAGGAATGTATTGACAATCATCATGGCTCTTGCCATGTCATCATTCATCTTTGCCTGTTTTTCATTTGGTTGTGGATTCATATTTGTACCTGTAAAAAATTTATTGGTGCAAATATAAAGATGAAATAACAATGACGCAAGGGAAAATAAAAAAGGCAGACTGCACTTTTGCAATCTGCCTGTTCAAGATTTTATCTATTGATTTTATTATTTCATTTTGGATTCTCCTTCACTCATTCAGCTTTGCATCAAAGACACCATCAGCAAACCCTGCTTCCCGTGCGTCTCCTTGATTCTCTTTTATGTTGTTTCCTTTCACTGCATATGCATAACCTTTTGCATATTCTTCAGCTTCCTTTTGACTGTAAAAGGGGTTTGGCTGTGCAATTGATTTCCATTTCTTTTTCATTTCAACTTTCCTTCAGTTTTAGTTTCATGTTCTTGTGTGCTTCTGACATGGACAGTTCTTCAACATTCATGTCTGTTGCCTTGATGATCATTTTGTCACCCGAATAGTTTGTGCTGATCCTGACTTCAGAATGTGAATGTCCTTCAAGTTCATTCAGGCAGATTGTCACATTGGTTGCTTCAATCAGTTCATTGTCAAAATAGATTTTCAGTGTTGCCATTTTTCAATTCTCCTTTTCAGTGTTCCCTGATGAAATCCATCACTGCATAAATGTTTGCATTGATAAATTTCACATTTGTGAAATGTCTGTTTTTCCATTCAACCTTGATCTTTGCAGGCTTATTCAATTCACCTTTGAATCCATAATCCCTTAATAATTTCAGGCATTCTTTCAGTTGCTTCTTGCTGACCTGTTTCATTTCTGATTCTCCTTTGTAATTATTTCAAGACTTTCTGCGCCTCGTGTCATCAAACCCTTTGATGTTTCAAATGTCACTGTCTGCCCTTGACCTGATTCAGTCAATGAGATTGACACAACCTTTCCTTTTTTTCTTGGTGAAAAATAAACTTCTGATCCAACAGTCGCAATTCCATTCAGAACCTTGATGCAATGATATTGACTGCGCCATTTTGCCTGTCTGATTTGAAGCAGTTCTGCTTCTTTCTCTGCTGGATTTGATTTTCTTCTCATTCTCTGATTCTCCTTTGTGATTATTTCAAGACTTTGATTTTGTCTGTGACTGCTTTCAGTTGTGGATAAAGGATCAGGAATTCTTTGACACCATCAATGCTGTCAAAATGGAATTCACTTGATCCATCATTGAAGTCAATCCACACATGCCCATAGTTTGTTTCTTTTACTTTCAGTTTGCTATTATAGGCAAGTGAACCATCGTATGAAGTATATTCTTCTGCGATGCCAAGTTCCAGCAGTTGAGGCATCAGTGTTTCAAGTTCCTGCTTAAAGTGTTCCTTCTTTGATTTTCTCTCTTGCTCTTGTGCTTGCTTTTCATTTTCAAGATTCTTTGCATAAGTTGCTTCCTGCTGGAACTGATTAAACTTCTTTTGAACTTTGTTCATGTCAATTTCACCATGATCAATTTTCATCCATCGTTTCACAGCCTTGATCCTGTATCCTGCGTAGTAGGCAAAAGTCAACTTGTGTGTATATGGGTAACTTCTTGAAATTTCAATTCTGAAACTGATTCCTGAATCTGTCCTGATGAAGTCTGCATGTTCACTTTCTGAAAGTTCTGCTTCAGGCATTAGATTGTTGACAAGCTCTTTCAGGTTGATTGCTTTGGTATAGGTTCTTCCTGTTTGCTCACTCTTTTTTCTTGTAAGTAATTGCATTTTTGATTCTCCTTTGTTTGGGGTGGCTTTATGCCAACCCCTGAATTTTCATTGTGTGAATGTGTGTGCTTTTCATCAGTCTTTTCAATCCTTCAACATCTTCAACTTTGTGACGCTTGCAGGCTTCTTCACAAGCCTGATTGATGATAACATTTGTTGGACATTTCAACCCTGCGATTCTTGTGTCCTGCTTGATGAACATGTCTGCTTCTTTCTTGGCAACTTCCATTGCTTTCTTTTTGTCGTAGCCGATGATTGCCCACTGAAGCATTCCAATTGCACCTTCAAGTTCTTCTTCAACTGCCTGTAAGGTTTTGCCATCTTCATGTTTGTAGAAAACACAGTGACGAACTTCATCATGGTTGTGGGTGATTGTCCACACATCAATTTTGATTTGTCCACCTTTCAGGTTGCTGACTGTCATTTCTTTGCTTTCAGTTGAAGTGATCATTTTGAATTCTCCTTTGTTTCTGTTGATGCTTAAAGAATAGATTTTATCTATGCTTTTTCAACCCCTTTCCACTATTTTTTTTATAAAAAATAATGTTTTGAGGCTAAATTTTTCCCTTTTTCCTGAAGAAAACTAAAGGGAAAAGGCAGGGTTCATCGGCATTTTGGGCGTATTTTTGGGGTGTTTTTGGCATGAAATCAGGTGTTCTTCCTGAAATCATCATCCTGAATGAGCCATTTTAAGCCATTCTAAGCCACTTTAAGCATCAGGACAGCTTCTGATGCACCTGAATCAATAAAGTGAAGCAGGGGTCAATCCTGACAGGTTCCTTGCAGTGACAGTGATTGATCCTGCCCTGCTGAATCTTGCCTTCCTGCAATGCATCCACTTTCTTGAATGTGCCTTTCTCCTGATGCTTGGTTTCACTTTGCATGTGATGGTCATTGCTGGTTCAATGAAAGAAAGGGTCAATTCAAATTCCCCTTGTCCAGTCATTTGTTTTGCTGGCATGTAGTCAGCATTTTCGAGTTGCTTCATGGTGTCAGGTGGAACAGCAGAATTCAGTTGAATGATTTCTGCCATGAATCCACCATCAGCACCAAATTGAATTGTTGGTTTTTGTATCAAAATAAAATCTATAGATTTGGGATTTTGGGGTTCACTTTTTTTTCAAAAAGTTTCATTTTTGATTCTCCAATCTTTCAATCAGGTCTTCTTGTGTTTCAAGAATTCTTGCATCATCAAGTTTGTTCCATGTGCATTCAACCCAAAAACCACCACCAAGTGCCTGATTGATTCTGTCTTCAAATTGCAGAAGTGCATCAAATCCTGTCATGGTGATTTTCTTCACAAAGAAATGTCCTGAATATTCATGAGGGATGCCCTTAACCTTTTTCCATGCTCTGAATTCAAGTTCGTACATTTTGCTTTCTCCTTATATGAAATTTTCAATTGGTTTGTTGCTGACTTGGATCATCCCATCAAAATAGGTCAATCCCTTTGTTGCTTCCTGCATTGTTTTTGCTGATCCTAACCAAATGAAATCGGGTTTCAGTAAATTCCTGCACAGGTATCTTGAATGATTTGTTGAAGTTGGTGTCAGGACATAAATATTCCCTGTCTGCTTGTCTTCCCAAAGTGAATAAAGCTGAATAGGTTTTTCATTTTCAATCTTTCTAAAAACCTCGTGTTCCATTTTTCAATTCTCCTTTGCCCTGAAAGATGTGACCATTGTTCCATTCTTTCCAAGTTCTGTGATCATTTCAACTTCACTTGGTTTCAATCCTGTTTCTGCCAAATATGCTTTTGTAAATTCTTCAAGGATTGAATTTCTTTTGTTCCTGACTTCTTTCAAATATTCTTCAATCTTCTTGCCTGTTTCATCATCAACTTCAGGTGGTATCTTTTTTTCATCCTGTGGTTCCTGTGATTGATTGCATATAAGGTGTTTGATGTATGCTTCTTCTGCGTAAAGGTATTGTTCAGTTTCCATCTTTTCATTGACAATGCATTCACCAATTTCCAATTGCCTTTTTTTAGCTTCTGTCATTTTTGTGATCTCCTGTTTTATTGTTTTTCAAGAAGTTCCTGAAGAATTGCCAATTGTCCTTGAAGGTGAATCTTCCTTCTGTCAGTGCTGGCAATCTGATTTTCAATGTTTTCAATCATGGTTTTCAAATCATTGATTGTTTTGTGATCTGATCTTTCTTTGATTCTTCTTCTTGTTCTTTCATCATCTGCTTTCTTCAGGCATTCTTTGCATCTTGGCTTTTCTGTCTTCAGCATGGATGGATGAAACTTTGTCCAATACTTCCATTCACCGCAACCTTTGTGCTTTTCTGTTCCTTCACATCTGATTGACTCGCAACCTTGATGATTAGTGTGAACAGGTGACATTTTGCCTGTTTGCAGTTTTACTTCATGTGTCAATGGTGGAATCAGGTTCATTGTGTTTTCTCCTTTTTTCTGACAGAATAAAATCTGCCAACTGTTTCTTCGTTTATTTGTCTGTCAAAATATCTGACATGGAAAACCTTGTGATATGGTTTGTTTTCTATTCTTTCAATCACACCTTCAACTTCAATTGGATTTGCACCATTGGCAATTGTGTATTGTTTCAGTGTGATCAAAACTGTTTCATCAATTTCAAATTCCATTTTCTGCACCTTCTTGTTTTATGTATTTGAAAAGTCTTCTTGCTGATTCATGTGCTGTCATGAAATGTGTCAGTTGCAGTGAAGGGTTTTGTGGGTTTTCATAGATTGATCCAATCCCTGTGAAGTTTTCAATTTCACCTTTCCTTGCTTTCTTATACAATCCTTTTGGGTCACGATCTTCACAGACAGTCAAAGGTGTGCTGATATAAACTTCCCTGAAAGATTTCAACAGGATGATGTTTGCAAGTTGCCTTTGTGAATATCGGGGTGTGATCATGCTGACAATGACATCAATTCCATTGTCATTGATTTGCTTTGCAACATGTGCAATCCTTCTGATGTTTTCTGTCCTGTCATCATTGCTGAATCCTAAATCATGACACAAGCCTTTTCGCATCATGTCACCATCAAGCCAAACAACAGGAATCTTTTCCTTCTGCATTTGATTCACTGCAAGTTCTGCAATGGTTGTCTTTCCTGCACCTGAAAGACCTGTCATCCAATATGTGATTCCCTTCATAATTCCAATCCTTCAATGAATTCTTTGATCTGTTCAAAAACTTCAGGAATGTTTTCACCTGTGATTTGTTTTTCTCCTTTCATGTCACCTTTCTGAAATTCAATTGTTGCTCTTGCACTTTCATACCCTTTGACAAAACTTCTTGGTTGTTGTGGTGTGTAGTAGTGAACATGAATTGATGTGATGCAATCCTGCTTGAAGATGTCAAGGTCTGTTCGCATCATCTGTGATGCTTTCAAAATGTTTTGCAATGCTTTCATTCTATTGATTCTCCTTTTGGTGTTCAAGAATTGATTCAATTTCTTCTTTGCCTGTGAAAACATTTCCTGCATTGAATCTTGCAAGGTCATGTTTTGATTCTTCCCATTGTGCAGGAACTGTTCTCCATTCTGTTCCTGTGAAAATAACATAGTAGTAAACTTCATTGATGTCAGGTTCTATTGCAAGTGCGTTGTAAAACAAAAAGTGAACATGTTCTGTTCTGACTTCAAGTGAATTGTCGTAATTTTCATAACTCATTTTTCACCGTTATTTTATATTGTTTTATATTGTTTGATTTGGTTTGATTTGGTATAAGCAAAAGAACTTTTGTTCATTTGGTTCTGTTTCTCAGGTTTTGAATGAACCAATGCCAAACAAGACCACTTTCTTCAATGACTGTCTTGATGTGTTCAAAGCTGTCAGGAACTTCTGCACCTGTTGGAAACACCTTGACAAGATATGTTGAATCAATACCTTCAGGATTGAATCTGATCCAAATGTGAAGTTCCCGATTCCTGTCCATTCCAATTTTCAAAACTTCATGAATGCAAGGCATGGTGACTTTCCATTCCTGCCCCATTCCCCTTGTTGGTTCAAGTTTGTATTTATATATTTTTTTCATTCTTCAATGTCCTTGATCAAATAACCACTGCCATGACAGACACAATCAATGTTCCATGTTTCCCCTTTGCATTTTGGACAAACTTCTGTGACTGTTTTTTTTGTTGGTGCAATTGAAACTTTTGCCCATCCAAAAATTCTTTCTTTCCATGTCAATTTTCTTTCAAGGTAAATGACATCTTTATCAGCAATTCCTATCAAGTGATATTCTGCTTTCTTGCAAGTTGATGATTTCTCAATGTCATGAACTCTTGCCTTTGCAACCCTGTGTGCTTCTTCTTCTGTGTCTGCTTCTATTGGCAAAATGATCCAGCCTTTTGAATGAACAAAAAATTTGTGAATAACTGCATGATAAAACATTTCATTGCTCCTTTGCTTTTTTTATTTGTCCTTTGATTTCTGTGAACACCAAGCAGGGCGCATGTTCAACTTTGCTTGGCTTGACTTCTTGAATGACAATTTCATGAACCTTGTTGTCAAGGTATACAGGGAAAACATCACCACACTGATATTCCCATCCTGAAAGATCGCAAAAGGAAAGACTGCACATGATAACACTTTTTGGAAAGTGATGTGTTTCACCTTGCCTGTCAATGAAGTTCACCATTCCCCTGAAAAGATTGAAGTCATTGACAATCAATTCAGGGTTCTTGAATAGTTCCTTGTGTGTATTCATAGTTGCAATTCTCCTTGTTCTTCTTTTACCTTTTCAAAAAGGTACAG